GGTTTCAAAAGTTTGAGACGAAAAAAAACCCCCAACCTTTCGGTCAGGGGTTTTGGGACTGAAGATTACTTCAGTTTGATGCCAGAGGCTTCAAGGTAAGATTTGATCCCTTCATGCAAGGTATCAAACTCAGCGTTTTCATAACTTGTTTGCAAGTCATCCATGAAGCCTTCGAAGTCAGCGTCACGATAAACAGTTGCCAGTTTATCTGCAAACTCTTTTTTGCCTTTGGCGGCATTGGACGTGCCGCCTGCTTTCTTAGCACGTTGCAAGTTCCAATCGGTGACTGGCTTGCCTGATTCGACCGCCTTTTTAAAGGTGGGCAAATAGGTTTTCTGCGCCGTGCTTTGAGTCAAGCCTGAAGCCATGCAACCATCGACAAAGGCAGTTGCCAAACCGCAACCAGTACCATCCTTTTTGTAAGTGCCAATCTTTGCCTTGGCTTTATGCAAAGCCAAGATGTTGTTATTGGCTTCAGTCTTAAAAGCTTCAGCAGATGCCAAAGCTTTATTCATGTTGCCAACAGATGCGCCACAGGCTTGCGCCAAGGATGTCAGGGAAAGTGCGCTCATGATGTTTCCTTTCAAAGAGCATCGGGGGAAACGAACGTCTCCGCAACCGACAACTGAACTGTACCTGAACCATACCAGTTTGCACGGGATAGCCCTACCCTTACAGCATTTTCGTACTGTACGAAAGTCGATACCCCCACCCCCAAGATATAGGGATTGGTTCCATGGCGAGTATGTGTACTGAGAATTGCTCGTTACAACACCATTTTTCAAATCACCCATACATATATACAAACAAAAACACACCCCCCATCTATGTTAGATGTAGTTCAAACATACCTCAACATCTTGAGGGGGGTACCCCCATACGAAAACGTCTGTACTTATTAATAAGTACCAACACAAAAACACCCCCCGGTAAGGGGACCCAAAAGGGTAGTCGTAAAAAAATTTTGTATTTTTTAAAATTTGATGGTACAGTCGCCCCATTCCCGTTAACCTCGGTGCAAAAATTTGGACGCGATTCTTGTTACACCAGAATTAAATGTGCCCCCGCCATCTAAGATGACAAGCGAGGAGATTCACGATTTGCGTGAACGGGCGCAGCGTCTCTTTAATACAGTAGAGTTCTTAGAAGCCAACGGTCTGGATACATCCAACCTTCAAGTTTCAAGCACAGACAAAAAAGCTGTAAGGGCTGTGTTTACAGACAGTCCTACTGGGGATCCTAAAGACGTTAATACACCGGCACGTGCCTTGATGCTCAAGGCGTTGTTGGATGAATACGACTTCGATGTGATACGGAACGCACAGCAGCTGCGCTCTTATATAAAGCTTAAGCTGTTGGAGCTAAGTACATCTAACCAAGAAAAGACACAACTCAAGGCACTGGACATGTTGGGCAAATTGTCGGACGTGGGGGCCTTTGTTGAACGGATCGAAGTCAATATAACTCACCGTACAACAGAAGAGTTGGAGAACGAGTTGGCCAGAAAGCTCACTGCATACATGAGTGACATCATTGATGTGGACACAAAAGATGTGTTAGCCAGTTATGACCCCTTACCAGATGCACCAGCAGTTGAAGTAATTGATCTGGATGCAGAACTGGGTGAAGTTGTCTTGGACGACGAGGGTGTGGATGACTGAGCATCGCAAAATATTTGAAGACCCTGAAGTAATTGAACGGGTAAGGCAGATGACCCCCGTTCAGTTGCAGGCACTGGTCAGAAGGTTCCCAGTTGATGAACAGTCAGCGGTCACAGAAATACTAGAAGAACTCAAGACCCGTAAGATTCGCGCAAAAGCACAAGACGACTTCATGGAGTTTGTGGGGGCGGTGTGGCCGACGTTCATTAATGGGGCGCACCACCGAAGAATGGCCAAGGCGTTTGAAGAAGTTGCCAATGGGACGGTGAAAAGGCTGATCATTAACATGCCACCACGCCATACCAAGTCAGAATTTGCCTCGTACCTGCTCCCAGCTTGGTTTTTAGGTAAATTTCCGCATAAAAAAGTGATCCAAACGTCCCATACAGCTGAATTGGCGACTGGATTTGGCCGAAAAGTGCGAAATTTGGTCGATTCTGAGGCTTATAAGCGTATTTTTCCCACAATTGAGCTTCAAACTGACTCAAAAGCTGCGGGGCGGTGGAACACAAACTTCGGTGGCGACTATTTTGCGATCGGTGTTGGCGGTGCAGTGACTGGTAAGGGCGCTGACGTACTAATAATAGATGACCCGCACTCAGAACAAGAGGCCGCGATCGGTGCATACAACCCAGAGGTGTATGACAAGGTGTATGAGTGGTACACGTCCGGTCCTCGGCAACGTCTTCAGCCGGGTGGGGCGATTGTGATCGTTATGACACGCTGGTCACTGCGTGATTTGACCGCTCAAGTGATAAAAGCAGCCGCCCAAAGGGGTGGTGAAGAGTGGAAAGTCATTGAATTTCCGGCAATTTTGCCCAATGAAAAACCACTTTGGCCTGAGTTTTGGCCCTTAGATCAGTTAATTTCACTGCGTGATGAGTTGCCAAGTGGCAAGTGGATGGCTCAATATCAGCAGCAGCCAACGTCAGAACAAGGCGCGATTGTCAAAAGAGAGTGGTGGAAGTGGTGGGAAGATGATCGTCCGCCGTCATGTAGTTTTATTATTCAGTCTTGGGACACAGCACATGAGCTTAAGAAGATCAATGACTATTCTGCGGTGACAACGTGGGGGGTATTCTACGACCAAGAGGATCGAAATCTACCTAATTTGATCCTGTTAAATGCAGCCAAGCGCCGGGTGGAGTTCCCAGAGTTAAAAGCATGGGCGTTTGAAGAATGGGAAGAATGGGACCCCGATTCGTTCTTGGTTGAGAAAAAAGCGGCAGGTGCGCCACTCATTCAGGAATTTCGAGCAATGGGAATCCCAGTCCAAGAATTCAGTCCCGGCAAGGGACAAGACAAGATCACCAGACTAAATGCAGTTGCAGATATATTCAGGTCAGGTAAAGTATGGGCACCGCAGACACGCTGGGCGGAAGAACTCGTGGACGAAGTTGCGTCTTTTCCATCTGGAGAACATGATGACTTGGTTGACTCGATGACATTAGCGCTCATGCGTTTTAGGCAAGGTGGGTATCTCAAACTTCCAAGTGATGAAGAAGACGAGATTCAATGGTTCAAAGGTTACCGCCGTGAGCGGTTTTACACAGTTTAAGGAATAGTCATGTTGGACAAAGCACTGTATCAGACACCCGAAGGGTATGGCTCAATGGGACAAGACCCCATTGAAATTGAAATTGAAAACCCTGATGAGGTCAGTATTGGCATTGGTGGTATGGAGATTAATTTAAAGCCAGAACGTGAAACAGCAGATGACTTTGATGTTAACTTGGCAGAATATTTAGATGATTCATATTTGCAGTCTTTGGGTGAAGAACTTGTAGAAGACTTTGATAAAGACATCAACGACCGCAAAGATTGGATGCAGACTTATGTGGATGGTTTGAAGTTACTTGGTTTAAAATATGAGGACAGGACAGAGCCATGGCAAGGTGCATGTGGTGTATTCCACCCACTGCTCACTGAGTCAGTTGTTCGCTTCCAAAGTGAAGGCATCATGGAGACATTCCCTGCTGCTGGCCCTGTTAAGACTGTTATTCTTGGTAAAGACACACCTGAAAAAGAAGATGCAGCCACTCGCGTGCGCGAGGACATGAATTATCAACTTACAGATGTGATGTATGAGTACCGTCCAGAACATGAAAAGATGTTGTGGAATCTGCCAATCGCAGGATCGGCATTCAAGAAGGTGTACTACGACCCAGCCAAAGGCCGTCAGATGGCAGTGTTTATTCCTGCAGAAGACATTGTCGTGCCTTATGGCGCGTCTAACTTAGAGACATCCCCCCGCGTAGCGCATGTGATGCGTAAGACAGAGAACGAGATTTTGCAGTTGCAAGATGCTGGGTTCTACATGGACATTGAGTTGGGTGATCCCACACATGAGCTTGATGACATTGAGAAGCAAAAAGCTGAAGAGACGGGCATGTCTGCGATTGATGATGATCGCTTCCGCATTTTGGAGATGCACGTTGATATTGACTTGCCCGGCTACGAGCATAAGAACAAGAAGGGTAAGCCCACTGGGATTGCTCTGCCTTATGTAATTACAGTTGAGAAGGGCACTCGTAAGATTTTGGCAGTGCGCCGCAACTGGTACGAGGGTGATGAGCTGCATATGAAGCGCCAGCACTTTGTACATTACCAATATATACCGGGGTTTGGCTTCTATGGATACGGACTTATCCACCTCATCGGCGGTTACGCTAAGTCAGCGACTATGCTCATACGTCAGTTGGTTGACGCTGGCACTTTGTCTAATCTACCCGGTGGTCTTAAGTCTCGCGGTCTACGGATCAAGGGGGACGACACACCGATTGCACCGGGTGAATGGCGAGACGTGGATGTGCCCTCCGGCAGTATTAGAGACAACATTTTGCCTCTGCCCTACAAAGAACCAAGTCAGGTTCTTTACACACTGTTTGACCGCATAGTTCAAGAAGGTCGTCAGTTTGCGTCCGCTGGTGACATGAAGGTGAGTGACATGAGTGCGCAAGCGCCTGTGGGAACTACCTTGGCAATTTTGGAGCGTACTCTTAAAGTGATGGGCGCTGTGCAAGCTCGTATGCACTACACAATGAAGCAAGAGTTCAAACTCTTGAAAGTGATCATTGCAGAGTTCACACCTGATGAGTATTCGTACGAACCAGAAGAAGGCTCACGCAAAGCACGTAGATCAGACTATGACAGCGTAGATGTGATCCCCGTGTCAGATCCTAATGCGTCAACAATGGCGCAGAAAATCGTGCAGTATCAAGCTGCACTGCAGTTAGCGCAAACAGCGCCGCAACTCTACAACTTACCCCTCTTACATCGCCAGATGATTGAGGTGCTAGGCATCAAGAATGCCAACAAACTGATCCCAGTTGATGAAGATCAAGTACCAACAGATCCAATTACTGAGAACCAAAACCTGCTGACAATGAAGCCCGTCAAAGCGTTTATGGAACAAAACCATGAAGCGCACATCAAGTCTCACATGGCAGCAATACAAAACCCCAAGATTATGCAGTTGATGCAGATGAACCCACAGGCGCAGGCTATTCAAGCTGCGGCAATGGCTCACATCAACGAGCACATTGCGTTTGAGTATCGTCGTCAGATTGAAGAAGAGATGGGTCATATCCTCCCAACAGAGGACCAAAACAAAGCAGTGCCGCCAGAGTTGGCAGATCAGATTGCGTCTATGGTAGCGCAAGCGTCAGAGAAGTTGATGCAGCGCGACACGCAAGAAGCCAAACAACAACAAGCCCAGCAGCAGATGCAGGACCCAGTTGTGCAGATGCAGATGCAAGAACTCCAGCTCAAAGGTCAAGAGTTGCAGCTTAAACAGCAGAAGCAACAGATTGATGCGGCAGAGAAAGCCGATCGCATTCGTGTGGAAGAGTCTCGCATTGAGGCTCAGAAACAGATTGCTGCAATGCAGGTCGCGGCTACAGCCGCTGCAAACAAAGACAAGGCACAACGCCAACAGGAAACTGAAGGCATGCGTATTGGTGCAGAAATCGCCAAGCACAAAGCACAGATGTCTTCACAAAACGCGCAACGGGCAGCGCAGTCTAAACAGCCTAGCAAATTCCCTAAAAAGGAAACTGAGTGAACGACTACAAAACATTGGCCTATGTAGCCAAAGAAATTGTAAAACAGCGAGAGACATACGAGACCGCAGTTCAACGCGGTAGCGCTAAAGACTACGCTGAATACAAGAACCTCTGCGGAATAATCCAAGGTCTAACGACCGCAGAGTCAATACTTAACGACCTTGTGCAAAAAATGGAGAAAATGGATGACTGAATTTGACGTTGCAGCGGTTGATCTGTCCGGCATTCTTAATACAAATGCTGAACAAAAAGCCAAGCAATTGCCTGAACCTAAGACGTTTCACGTTTTATGCGTTGTGCCAGAAGCTATGGAAGAGTACGCCGATAGCGAAGTAGGCATCATTAAAGCTGGTCAATCCATGCACTACGAAGAAATACTGACCCCAGTATTATTTGTAGTCAAGCTTGGGCCTGACTGCTACAAAGATCCAACCCGGTTCCCTAGTGGGCCGAGCTGCAAGGAAGGTGATTTTGTCATCGTCCGCCCTAATTCAGGCACGCGCCTGAAGATTCATGGCCGAGAGTTCCGCATCATCAATGATGATTCAATCGAAGCCGTTGTTGAAGATCCGCGTGGAATTGCCCGCGCTGCATAAGGAAAAATATGGCACAAGCTGAATTTGAAGGCGAAGATTTTGAATTCCCTCATGAGAAGGAAGAAAAAACAAAAGCCGTAAAAGAAGACAATTTCAAGATTGAAATTGAAGATGACACCCCTCCCGCAGACCGTGGTCGTAAAGCTGCGCCCCCTCCAGAGGACGTTTCTGATGACGAGTTGTCCTCGTACGATGAGAAAGTTCAGTCACGTTTAAAGAAATTTACACGTGGTTATCATGATGAACGTCGCGCAAAAGAGACAGCTGAACGCGAACGGCAAGCGGCAGAAGACTTTGCCCGTCAGGTGTTTGAAGAGAATAAACGCCTGAAACAACAACTATCACACGGTAGTAAAGCTTTTATTGCAACTTCTAAGTCAGCCGCACAGGTTGAATTGGAGTCCGCTGAGAAGAAATTTAAAGCCGCCTACGAAACAGGCGACGCCGATGCTTTAACAGCCGCCCAGAAGGAAATTTCCAAGGCAACCTTAAAACTGGACAAAGCGGAGACCATGAAACCAATTGAGGTGGAGAAGGAACCTAAGTTCCAACCTCCAGCTCGAGAAGAAGCCCAACAGCCTAAAGTCAGCCCACGTACCCAAAAATGGATCAATTCCAACAACGATTGGTTTGGAAATGATGATGAAATGACAATGACTGCTATGGGTATTGACAAGAAGTTACAACGCGAGTATGGTGCAGATTATGTTGGCACGGAAGAATACTTCCGTACGGTTGATAAAACCATGCGCAAACGCTTTCCTGAGTATTTTGAAGATGCTCAGAGCCATGAGGACGAAGATGCCCCGCCTCAAAGAAGAAGGGCAGAACCGGTTGAAGAGGATGAACCTCCACGCCGTGCAAAATCATCTGCAGTGGTAGCTCCAGCTTCCCGCAGTACTCCACCTAATCGCATTAGGCTGAAGGCATCACAAGTTGCGTTGGCTCGCAAGCTTGGAGTGACTCCAGAAGAATATGCAAGACAGGTTGCTTTAATTAATAGAGGTGAATGAATATGGCCGAAACACAAAATCGTTTAAGTCGTGAGTTGGAAACCCGTAAGGCTGCTTACCGCCCAGAAGCGTGGCGTCCGCCTGAAACACTTCCTATGCCCGAGGATCGCCCCGGTTGGAAGCATCGGTATATTCGACTCAGTACGATGGGCCAAGCTGATGCCAGCAACATTTCCTCAAAAATGCGTGAAGGATACGAACCCTGCAAAGCAGAAGAATATCCCGAGCTGATGATGCACGCTGCCACTGAAGGTCGCTTTAAAGGCGGCATTGAGATTGGTGGTCTATTGTTATGCCGAATCCCTGCAGAGTTTATGGAGCAACGTGCTAAATATTACGAGCAGCAGAGCAAGTCTCAAGTGGATTCAGTTGACAATAATTTCCTTCGTGAAAATGATCCTAGGATGCCTCTTTTCTCAGAAAAGAAAACCAAGGTCACTTTCGGTTCTGGTTCTTAAAATATAGGAGTCTTTTATGGCTTATCCGGTTGTTGACGCCCCTTACGGGCTAAAACCGATCAATTTGATCGGAGGTCAGGTCTTTGCGGGTTCTACTCGTGATTACCCGATCACTAACGGTTACAGCACGGCTATTTTCTACGGCGATTACGTAGGATTGTCTCGTGGTGAAATCGTGCGTCTGTCTGTGTCTACTGGCACAGCAGGCAATCAAACAGGTATCTTCTTGGGATGCCGTTACACAAACCCCGTCACTAAACAGTTGACTTTCTCGCAATACTGGCCCGCATCAACTGCGGCTGGTGATGCAGTAGCTATTGTTGCTGATGATCCTGACCAAGTGTTCAAGGGTGTTGTTTGTTCTGCTACTACCGCTGTTGCTTCTGGCGCTCGCGCCATGATTGGCCAAAACTTGGCCATGATTAACAACACAGGTAGCACTACAACTGGCAATTCCAAGAATGCCATTCTCGCACCTAACGATACTCCCGCTACTACATCATCCTTGCCCGTTCGCGTGCTTGGTTTGGTGCCTGATACGGCTGTTTCACTTGGAACTGTGACTTACACCAGCATTTCTACCGCTACTGTAACTTGCTCGGCTCTGCCGTTTGCGTTACCCGTTGGTACAGACGTTGGCTCGTTGGACTCTTCTGGAAACTATGTTTCTTCGGGTTCTTTCGTTGACACCGCCGCATCTGCCGGTGCTACATCGTTTATTTTGAACCAAGCTCCTGTTGCTACATTGAACACTACTATTGTGTTGATGCAGTACCCAGAGATTCTGGTCAAGATCAACTTTGGTCAGCATCAGTATTATGCTGGTACCAGCATTGCTTAAGGAGTAACTTAAAATGGCAATTTCACGCGCACAACTACTTAAGGAACTCCTGCCCGGCCTGAACGCATTGTTCGGTATGGAGTACGCACGCTACGGTGAAGAACATAAAGAAATTTATGAGACTGAAACCTCTGAGCGTTCCTTCGAAGAAGAGACCAAGCTGTCTGGTTTCTCTGCTGCACCAGTCAAAAACGAGGGTTCTGCCATCGCTTATGACAATGCTCAAGAGGCATGGACAACTCGCTACAACCACGAAACCATCGCTTTAGGCTTCTCCATCACGGAAGAAGCTGTGGAAGATAACTTGTATGACTCCTTGTCTGCTCGTTACACCAAAGCATTGGCCCGTGCTATGGCTTACACCAAACAGGTTAAAGCTGCCGCCGTTATTAATAACGGTTTCAGCGCAGCCTATGTTGGTGGCGACGGCGTACCTTTGTATAGCACTGCTCACCCCCTGATCTCAGGTGGTACGAACAGCAATCGTCCTTCTACTGCCGCTGATTTGAACGAGACTTCTTTGGAAGCCGCCGTTATTCAAATCGCTGCTTGGACAGACGAGCGTGGTCTTTTGATCGCTGCTAAACCAAAGAAATTGATTGTTCCTCCAGCCCTGCAATTCGTTGCGACTCGTTTGTTGGAAACCAGCCTCCGTGTTGGCACAACTGACAACGACATCAACGCGTTGAAGAACAACGGTTCAATCCCTGAAGGCTACACCATTAACCACTACCTGACCGACACAAACGGCTGGTATTTGACTACTGATGTACCTAACGGTCTGAAGCACTTCATCCGCTCTCCTTTGGAGAACAAGATGGACGGTGACTTCGACACAGGTAACGTTCGTTACAAGGCCCGTGAGCGTTATAGCTTCGGCTGGTCTGATCCGTTGGGCACTTTTGGCTCACCCGGTTCGTCCTGATAAATTAAATATTTCTTCGGAAATATTGGAAGGGGGCCTTGTGCCCCCTTTTTATTTGGTGTATATTGACTTTAATCCGGGCTTTCCGGTGCATCAAACAGTCCCGGCTGACGACATACAGATTGATGCACTTAACTTGTATGTAAGGAATTATCATGGGATTCGCAACTCACCTAGGCCCTTGGCTGCTTGGCACTGTTAAAAACACTACCGGCACCACTGCTGGCACGATCCGCAACATGGGCGCAACTGTTGTTACACAGACTGGCGTGACCACTGTTAACGATACAACTGCTACTACATTGTTTGTGTTGCCCGCTGGCGCAATGATTAACAACTTCCTAGTGAACATTACTACTGCCTACGCAGGTACTACTGGTAACACAATCACTGTGAAGATTGGCTCTACAACTCTGGGTACTGTTGGTGGTGCTACCACTACGCCTTTGTCTGTTGGCCGCGCAACGTTCACTATCACTGACGCAAGCATTGCTACTTATCAGAGCGTAGGTTCAACTGATGCAATCGTTACAGTAACTTACGCCTGTGCTGGTACAGCCAGTGGCGGTGCAGCAAGTATTACTTGTGTTTACACTGTGCGCGATAGCGACGGTTCAGCTAATCCTTCGTCTTCTGCTGCTTAATTAGTCTAGGGGGCTTCGGCCCCCATTTACAAGGAGATTAATTATGATGCAGACAGACGTAAAAGCCGTCCATTTGGATGCAAGCGGTGTGGGTTTTGCAGGCCGTACCAGAGTTCGTGGTTATCAAGTTGCTCCCGGCGGTACTGCTGGTGAAATTCAATTTTACGATAATGCAACCACTAATGCTGGCAACAATTTGCTAACTCTACACGTTACAACTAACACAGCCGTTATTGCAACATTGATACCCGGTGAAGGTGTATTGTTTCAAAACGGGTTTTACGTAGTGTTACCAACAAACGCCTCTATCACGGTGTTCTATGGCTAAGAGTCCAGCATGGCAGAGGAAAGAAGGCAAGAACCCCAAGGGTGGCTTGAACGCCAAGGGGCGAGCCTCTGCGAAAGCGCAAGGCATGAACTTGAAACGTCCCCAGCCAGAAGGCGGCTCCCGGCGCGACTCTTTCTGTGCGAGGATGAGTGGCATGAAAAAGAAGCTAACCAGCGCAAAGACAGCCAACGACCCGGATTCAAGGATCAATAAATCTTTGAGGGCGTGGAATTGTGCTGATGGTGGTTACGTTTCTGCTGCTGATGGTTGTGCTACCAAAGGCAAAACAAAAGGACGTATGGTATGACTGAACATCACGACACGGCTAAAGCAGTTGCAGATGGCGCAGCAGTCTTGACGACTATTGGCGTTATGGCTACATGGCTCCCGCCTTTGGCTTCTCTATTTACGATCATTTACCTTGGTCTTCGTATTTGGGAGTCTGAAACCGTTCGCGGTATGACCAAACGCAAAGGGGATTCAAATGCCAGCGACGAGTGAAAAACAAAAGCGTTTCATGGACGCCGCTGCACACAACCCAAAGTTTGCAAAAGCTGTTGGTATACCAACGTCTGTTGCTAAAGAGTTTAGTGGAGCAAGCAAAGGTATGAGTTTTGGTAAGGGCGCACCTAGCTCCCGCGCTGAAGTTCAAGCTGTAAATAAACCAAAGACCGACCATGGTGGATCGGCTTTCTTTAAAAAAGGTGGTAATACCATGGCTACAAAAGGCGTAAACCCATTTGCTAAATTCGAAAAGTCTGGTAAAGACATTGAGAAGAAAAGCATGAAAGAAGGCTCCAAAAAAGAAGAAGCTTTTGATCGTAAACAAATGATGGGCATGAAGAAAATGGCTGAAGGTGGCATGACAGACAAAGCCCAAGATAAAGCCATGATCAAAAAAGCTTTTAAACAGCACGACATGCAAGAGCACAAAGGTGGTAAAGGTACAGCTTTGAAATTGGCTAAAGGCGGCGATGCTAAGTACATGTCTTTTGGTTCTAAGGGTCAGCCAGCTGGTATGAAGCCGGTTCAGAAAATGGCTTCTGGCGGCTCATTCCGTTCCGCTGCTAATGGTGTTGCTACAAAAGGCAAAACCAAAGGTACACAAATTAAAATGAACAAGGGCGGAATGCCCTGCTAAAGGAACAACCATGGCACGTAAAGGTAGAGACTTAGCTGGACTTGCAGCGCTTGGTGCGCTGGGTTACATGTTGTCAAAAGGGGATAAAGCCGCCCCTACGGGTGGTGGCAGAATGCCCGCCGCCGCTCCAGAAGCTGGGCCATCTATTGATGATGACATGCGCAAACGCGCCCTTGCAGAAGGTGAAAAAGTCTCTGAAGGCGAGCGTGTATCACGTTACAAGCCAAATCCTTTTGACGTTGAAGACGCTGGCGGTGGTTATGATAATAAACCTGCAGCACGTCCTACAGCACGTCCTACCGCTACTACAGCGCCTAGTGTTGCCACAGGTGTAGATCCACGTAATCGTGAAGCAGGTATGTCTCGTGGTACACGTAACGCGCCTATGGCAGGTGCTGGTCGTGGTGGTCAGGGTGGTCCCACAGCTGAAGAACTTGCAGCTTATGCTGCCAGCCGTCAAGGTGGCTCTGGTCGTGGTGGTCAAGGTGGCCCTCGTGCAGGTGAAGCCGAGGCTTATGCTCGTAGTATGGCAATGCGTGGAGCTAAAGAAAATGAAATTCCTACTGGCGGCCCCGCTGGCTACTCTGGTGTTCGCGGTGAAAAGATTGATAGTTCCGAATTAGGCCGTAATGTAAGCAACTCACTGGCGGCTATGGGTCCCGGTAAGTTGTCCGGTGTTAGTAAGATTGGTTACGAAATGCGTAATGCAGATGCAATACGTAGATCAGCTATGGCTGGTGAAGTCCCCGTACGTGAAGCAGTTACTAATCCATTAGCTTGGATGGCTGGTCCTAAAAACGTTGGTAAATTCTCTGGTGAAGTACCCGCCGCTGGACGTGAGGCTGTGACTAATCCAATGTCTTGGATGGCTGGCCCAAAGGGCATGAAGCAGTTTGAAGAAGCTGCTCCCAGTATGACTTCCAAAGCTATGGATGCTGCTGAAAGACTGGCAGCTCGGTATAGAAAGAAACCTTTGTCCGAATCTGACACCACTGGTGGCGCAATTGGCTACAAGCGTGGTGGTTCAGTTAAACCAAAGAAAATGGCATCTGGCGGCATGGCTCGCAGTGGTGCTTCAAAACGTGCTGATGGTATTGCTACCAAAGGCAAAACACGCGGCAGAATTTGTTAAGGAAAAATCATGGCTGACATTGAATACAAAACCCCCCAAGACGTAGCCGACGAAAAGGCTAGTAAAAAAGCTGGCGCTGCTTTTGATAAAGCGATGCCTGAACCTGATACTACGACTGGTGACTTTGATAGCTACCGTAAACAAAAGCAAGGCGAAATTGCAGGGCGACAAGCAAGCCGAGATGCTGCAAACAATGCTAGAGATAACGCCAAATCTAAAGCTGTTTATGATCAGTCTGTTAAAAAATATGAACGTGAAAAAATACTAAATCCTGATGGAATAAACAAGAGTCTTGATAAAGGTCTTGATAACATTGGGGACAAAATTCGATCAGTTGGTGAATTTTTTGGTTCAAACAGAATGACGAGCATGGACGATAAAGCCCAAATGAAAGCTCGTAAAGATGTTAAAGGTTACGCTGGTGGCGGTATGACCGCTTCTAGTCGTGCTGATGGATGCTGCACCAAAGGTAAAACACGCGGAAAGATGGTGTAACCATGATGGCCAGCCGTGGCATGGGAGCCATGTCCCCAAGTAAAATGCCCAAGGGTAAGAAAACTGCCCGTCGGGATGACACGGATTTTACGCAGTACGCTGCTGGTGGTAAAGTAAATGCGGCTGGCAATTACACAAAACCCGGTCTTCGTAAGAGGATTGTGTCGCAAGTAAAAGCAGCAGCTACGCAAGGTACGGGTGCAGGGCAATGGTCAGCACGTAAAGCTCAACTTGTTGCTAAGAAGTACAAAGCATCAGGTGGGGGGTATCGAGATTGAAAGCGCCTCAGAAATCATTGAAAGACTGGGGCGACCAAAAATGGAGAACCAAAAGTGGCAAACGCTCTTCTGACACGGGTGAAAGATACCTTCCAAGTGCTGCGATCAAAAGTCTCAGCCCTGCTGAGTACGCTGCAACAACGCGTGCGAAACGTGCTGGCAAAAAAGCCGGACAACAATTTGTAGCGCAACCAAAGACTATTGCAAAGAAAACGGCAGGATTTAGATGACCACTTCTGGAACAGCAACGTTTAACCTTGACCTCACAGAGATCGTTGAGGAAGCATTTGAGCGTGCTGGTTCGGAGTTGCGTACGGGCTACGACTTACGTACAGCCCGCCGTTCTTTAAACTTGTTGTTTGCTGACTGGGCAAACCGTGGCATCAACATGTGGACGTTTGAGCAAGGTACGATTACCATGACTCAAGGGTTAGCCACATATGCTTTACCAAACGACACAGTAGATCTGCTTGAACACGTTATTCGTACAGGCGCTGGTAATTCTTCTACGCAGGCTGATTTGACAATTACCCGTATTAGTGTTTCTACTTACGCCACAATTCCAAACAAGTTACAGCAAGCTCGCCCAATTCAAATGTGGTTTCAGCGTTTAGATGGACAAACGTCGTCCATAGGAACTACATTAAATGGTGGAATTTCAGCTACCGATACTACAATTACGCTGACTTCTACAGCGGGGTTGTCTGCTACTGGGTTTGTTTTAATTGAATCTGAAACAGTACAGTATGGCTACATCAGCGGGAACGTACTCTATAACTGCTTCCGTGGCCAAAATAATACAACCGCAGTAGCGCACTCGACTGCCGCTACTGTTTACCAACAAAACTTGCCATCCGTTACTGTTTGGCCCACACCTGATGGATCACAAACCTACCAATTCGTTTATTGGCGTATGCGTCGTATTGATGACGCAGGCGGCGGCACTCGGACTATGGATGTACCTTTCCGTTTCCTGCCCTGTTTGGTTGCTGGACTCGCCTACTATCTTGCACTTAAGGTAGAGAATGGGGCAACACGTTTAGAAGTACTCAAAATGCAATACGACGAGGCTTGGCAGTTGGCGGCTGGTGAAGACCAAGAACGCGCTGCTTTACGTTTTGTGCCTCGTCAACAGTACATTGGGGGCACCTGATGGGTAATCGGTTTGCTTCTGGCAAGAACAGTATCGCTATATGCGATCGCTGTGGCTTTCAATTTAAATTGAAAGAATTGCGTATGGAGATTATTAAAACCAAAACCTTCAATTTACTTGTTTGTAAAGAATGTTGGGACCCTGATCAACCTCAGTTGCAGTTGGGTATGTATCCGGTTGATGACCCTCAAGCTGTACGTAACCCACGTAGAGATACGACTTACTATACGGCTGGTACGAACGGGCTGCAGACAGTTAATTCAACTAGTACTGCTCCCGATGCGGCAGGGTTTGTAACGGGTGGTTCACGGGACATTCAATGGGGCTGGGCACCAGTAGGTGGAGCAAGCACTTTTGATGCAGTTTTAACACCAAACTACTTGGTGGCAACAGCATATGTTGGTACAGTTACGGTAACAGTTAATTAGGAGCTTAAAATGGCATACACAAAATCTGCTGATGGCGTTGCAAAAAAGGGTAGAACAGATGTTCAAATTTTCCCTAATAGTGGCCCAACTGCATCTAACCCCAAGGGCGGCAAAAAATCTGCGGGTGTAACAAGTGAAGCGATGATGAAAGTCGGTCGCAATTTGGCCCGTGTAGCAAACCAAAAGCGAGGCTAATCATGGCTAAATTTAGTAAAAAAGTGATGGGTAAGGAAGTTGGTGATGCCGCTACTTATGCCAAACCTCATACCATGACTGGTAAAAAGGTACAGGTATCAGCTAACCCCGGTAAGCCTTCAGACATTAGTAGCACCACAACCATGAAAATGAGTGTTGGTAACTACAACAATGGTGAAAGCACAACCAAAACATCTGGTATTAAAATGCGTGGTACGGGCGCAGCTACTAAAGGCGTGATGTCACGCGGACCAATGGCATGAATTACACCGAGTTAAAAGCTGCTATACAAGCCTACACAGAGAACACGGAGACAAGCTTCGTGGCGGAGATCCCTGTCTTTGTGACTCAGGCAGAGCAGCGCATATATAACTCGGTTCAGTTCCCTTCAATCCGTAAAAACGTCACCAGTACGATTGCGGTGAACACAAAGTATTTAGACTGTCCCCTTGATTTCTTGGCTGTGTACTCTATGGCGGTCATTGACGGTAGCGGTAACTACGAATACTTGCTTAACAAAGACGTTAACTTTATTCGTCAAGCGTACCCCAACCCAACAACAGATACAGGCACACCTAAGTACTATGCGTTGTTTGGCCCGACAGTATTGAGTTCTACAATTTATGACGAGCTTTCATTTCTAATTGGCCCAACAGCCGATGCAAGTTATGGCGTTGAGCTGCACTATTACTACTATCCTGAGTCCATTACGGTTGCAGCAGATGGCCAAACATGGCTAGGTGATAACTTTGATTCTGTACTTTTGTACGGCTCTTTGGTTGAGGCTTACACCTACATGAAAGGTGAAGCTGACATTATGGCGTTCTACAACACTAAATACCAAGAAGCACTAATGCTTGCAAAACGTTTGGGTGATGGTATGGAGCGTCAAGACGCTTATCGTTCTGGTCAGTTCCGTCAGAAGGTAACTTGATATGTCAATTGTTCAGACTCAGACCACCAGCTTTAAAGCGCAGTTGTATCAAGGTATTCATGACCTAACGACCGATGTTATCAAAATTGCTTTGTACACAGCCAATGCTAATCTGAATGAAGACACAACCGTGTATAGCACAGATAGTGAAGTAGCGGCTACAGGTACATATTCGGCTGGTGGCTCGCAATTGACACCAATCACGGTCAGCACTTCTGGTTATACGGCGTACGTAAGTTTTCCTAATGTATCTTGGACAGGTGCAATTACCGCAAGATGCGCGTTGATTTACAACGTTACGCAAGGTAATAAGTCTGTTGCTGTATTGGACTTCGGTTCAGACAAGACTTCTACAACCACATTCACAGTTACCATGCCGACCAATGGCGCAACCACTTCATTGATTAGGAGTTCAAATTGATTGTTACTACTACCAAAGGTGATATGGATGAATCTCTGCTTGAGAAAAGAGAGGGAGTCGTCGATAATGAGAACGAATACACCACTTGGGTGGAGTATTGGTTAGAGGGTGAATTGGTGCATCGTTCAGCCCATGTAGCCCTGAAGAAAATGCCCCCAATTGTTGCTGAAGCAGCATCTCTTACATAAGGAAACATCATGGCTAATACCCAAGCAATGTGCACTTCGTTCTTAGGCGAAGTTCTTACTGCAACCCATAATTTTGGTGTAGCGCCTATCCGTGCTGCTACCACTGCTGATACGTTCAAAGCAGCTTTGTATTTGACAAGCGCAACGGTTAATGCGTCAACAACTGTGTACTCATCTTCCGGCGAAGTAACTGGTACAGGGTATTCGGCTGGTGGTGTAACAGTAACAAATGCAACTGCGCCTTTGGCTTCTAATACATCGACAACCGCCGGTACAGCTTACTGGACGCCTTCAGCTTCAATCACGTACACAACTGTGACTTTGACGACTGCGTTTGATACAGTGTTTATTTATAACTCTACTCAGAGCAATAAGGCTGTCAGCGTACACACCTTCGGTTCACAGACAATTACCGCCGGTACATTTACATTGACTATGCCTGCTAATACCACTGCTGCTGCGTTGTTGCGTATCGCTACAACCTGAAAGTAGGGTATGGCTCTTGGGTGGGGCGATAATGCGTGGGGTGAATACGGTTGGGGTGGCGCATTTGCTCTTACGGGCAACCAAGCTAATTCGACCGTTGGCACGGCCTCGCCTGTCGTTTCTGTAGCAGTTACAGGTGTAGGTGCTTCGGGAGCTGTTGGTACAGTTGTTCAGAGTCAGTCAGCTGATGAGATTGGTGATTTAGCAACTGCGTCGGTTGGTACAGTTGGGGCTTCTGTTACGGTTGCTTTGACTGGTGTTGGCGCAGTAGGTTTGATGGGTACGCCTTGGGGCTACGGCACTTGGGGTAGTGAAGCTTGGGGCGGTGCTGGTTTAGGTATTGGATATGGGTTTGCGGTTACTGGCGTAGGCGCTACAGGCGCGGTTGGTGATGTTTCAGTTGCAGGACGTTTAATTGCGTTAACAGGAGTTGGGGCTTCTGGCGCAGTTGGATCTGTAGTAAATGACAGTAGTAAAGCACTGACAGGCACTGCGGCGACGGGTGATGTAGGTACAGTTGTAGCTACAAGTACGCTGGGCATTACAGGTAATTCCGCACTGGGTGAAGTTACTGGGCCAATTGTGCCACTTAACTCCAACCAAGCGCTGGCTTATGTTGGTACAGTAACATTTGGTATAACTGTTGAGTTAACTGGGGTAGGTTCAACGGGTAATGTTGGTACTTTGGGCACACCTAGAACACTTGGTTTGACGGGCAACGGAGCAACGGGTAATGTTGGGAATGTAACGGCTGTTTATTGGAAACTTATTGATGACAAGCAATCAAATACTTGGCAATTAATTGATGACAAACAGTCAACAGTTTGGCAAAATATAAATACTTCGTAAGGAACGAACATGGCAGCAACGACAACTCTTTTGGGCTTGGTCACCCCCACACAGGGAACGCTCTCTGGTACGTGGGGCGATACAGTCAACTACGGTATTTCTGACTACCTTGATATTGCCATTGCAGGCACATTATCTTTTGCAGGTGATGGCGCTATTACTCTGGCAAACACTACGGGTAGCTCGTCAGGAAACGCGATAACTTCCACCACAGCCCAATACGCAGTTATCCGTATCACTGGCACACAAACGGTTACCAAGGTTATCACAGGTCCAAGTTACAGCAAGCTGTACATGGTGGATCACGCAGGCGCTACCAGCGCAGTAACATTTAAAGCCGCTGGTCAAACCGGTGTTTCTATTGCTGTTGGTGAGAAAGCATTTGTCTACTACAACGGCACAGATTATGTAAAAGTAGCCCCGTATTTTGTTAGTGGTGTTTTGCCAATTGCCAACGGCGGTACAAATGCTACAGCAGCCCCAACAGCAGGCGCAGTACCTTACGGTACGGGTACAGCATATGCTTTTACAGCAGCAGGTACATCAGGTCAGGCACTTCTATCAAACGGTGCTAGCCCACCTACATGGGGAACTGCTGGCGTTTCAACAGGTAAAGCCATCGCTATGGCGATGATCTTCGGGTTCTAAGGAGTAATAAATGGCAAATCCAAATATTGTTAACGTCACGAGTATTTATGGTAATTCGGCGTATGTCATACCCGCTTCTACCTCTGTATCTGTTGCATGGACATACAACGGTTCTACTTCACTGACAGGATTGACGCCTGCGGCTGGTACAGTTAATCGTGTCACGAGCATTGTGGTGGCTAACGTCACTTCATCTGCTGCAACTTGTACTGTGGCTATCTCAAACAATGCTACCTATGCAAGCGGTACACCCTACTACATTGCATATCAAGTGAGCGTCCCCCCAAACGCTTCTGTGGTTGTGGCCGACAAGACTTCATCGTTCTATGTGACTGAGAACCAGTCTGTAGGCGTGATCTCCGGTACAAGTAGCGCATTGAACTACACAGCCACATTTGAAGCTATCACTTAATAGGAGGCTACTATGTCTCTTGATAGAGTTGGCGGCATTCTTTCTGTCGGGCTTGACGGCATCAATTCACCTGTAACAACGGTGGAGTACCTTGTCGTGGCTGGCGGGGGTGGTGGTGCGGCTACACAGGGTGGGACACCCGGCGGAGGTGGAGGTGCGGGTGGTCTTTTATCCGCTACTGGCTACGCTGTGACTATGGGTTCAGCCATCACAATTACTATTGGTGCTGGAGGCGCAGGAGCAGTAGCAGGTACAGTAGATGGCACTGGGTTTTCTGGCGTAAATTCAAGTCTTGCTGGTGGCACAACTATCACAACAACTGGCGGTGGCGGTGCTGGTGCTTATTCAACAGGCTTATTCAATGGTAAAACGGGCGGTTCTGGCGGCGGCGGTGCTTATGGAGGTACTGGTGGAACAGCTACAGCTTCTCCAACACAAGGCAATGCTGGCGGTGGTAGTAGCACAGGAACCGCACAAGGAGGTGGCGGTGGCGGTGGCGCAGGTTCTGCTGGTATAGCGGGTACTTCACTTGTTGCTGGGATTGGTGGCGCAGGTTTGGTATCTTCAATTTCTGGAACATCTGTAACCTATGCTGGTGGCGGGGGTGGAGGTTCATATTTATACATTGGTGGACTTGGCGGAGGTGGTGGTGCTGGTAATAGCAATGAATTGATTGGTTCTGGCTTTTCTGCAATTGCTAATACAGGCTCTGGCGGTGGTGCGGCTAACTTTACTTATGGTTCAAGTGGTAATGTTTACACTGGTGGTGCTGGCGGTTCAGGCATAGTCATCATTCGTTACCCATCTTATTTAGCCCCAGCCACGTCAACAACAGGCTCTCCTGAAATGTACGTTGCAGGCGCGTGGCGCGTGTACAAGTTTGTTGCCTCTGGCACTATCACATTCTGAGGTTTTATGGCAAACGGTTTATTTAATCTCAAGCAAGTCGTACAAGCTGTTCAACAAGGTGGTTGGCCTGCACAAAGAACACCGTCAGTTGAATATTTGGTTATTGCTGGTGGTGGTGGAACTGGGTATAACTGGGGTTCAGCAGGGGGCGCTGGAGGTTTGTTGCAGGGTTTAAACCCTGTACCAAATGGGCAAACATTACTAATTACTATTGGTGCTGGAGGTCAATACTATTCCAACGGCGGTAATTCTGTGTTTGGTTCAATAACTGCCGCTGGAGGTGGTTCTGGTGGCGGTGGAACTACAGCCCCAGCAAATGGCGGATCAGGCGGTGGCGCATCTCAGGGCGGTGGCGGGAACGGCAATACAATAGGCTACGGAACACTAGGTCAAGGCAATGATGGGGGTAAGGGGTGGACTGGGGGTGGCGGTGCAACAAATAATGCTACAGGCGGTGGTGGTGGCGCAGGTACTCGTGGTACTGACGTTTCCGTTGGCGGTTATGGGTCGCTTGGTGGTTCAGGGGTGGCTTCTGCTATTACAGGTACTTTAACTGCTTATGCTGGCGGTGGTAATGGCGCTGGCAATAACGGCGGTAATTCAGACACAACTGCGGCAAGAACTGCTTCTGGTTCAGCAGGCGCGGCAAATAAAGGCTCTGGTGCTGGAGCAGGTGACTACATTGCTGGCGGCTCTGGCATTGTCGTCATTCGTTATCCAAACACATACGCCGATGCCGCAAGTGTGACCACTGGCACTAAATCATCTATTACGGGCTGGACTGTTTACACGTTCCTTGCCTCTGGAACAATCACCTTCTAAGGAACAGACATGAGTAATAGATTAGGTGGTTTTATTGCAGGGCAGAACATTAACATCGCCATTGGCACGTTCACGGCTGTAACTTCACCAACATTCACTTTTGCTTCTACGCAGGCAACACCTGCTGTGGGTCAGGCTGTGCAGTTCACAACTACTGGCACTTTACCAACTGGTTTGTCATTGAACACAAATTACTACGTCATCAGCACAAGTACAAACACTTGCCAATTCTCCACAACGCTTGGCGGCTCTGCTGTCACGTTCACAAACAGTTCAGGCTCTGGCACTCACACTGCCGTAACCCAACGTGCATTCAATCCTTATGCTGGTGCTCCTAATACTGTTGAGTATTTGGTAGTAGCTGGTGGCGGCGGCGGAGGTGGCAATGCCGCAGGAGGTGGAGGTGGGGGTGGTCTTTTGACTGCGGTTGGTTTTGCTGTTGCTAGTGGTACTGCTTTAACTGTCACTGTTGGTGCGGGTGGGGCTAGTGGTAGTAGTGTGGTTGGGTCATCTGGAGCTAACTCTGTATTTAGTAGCATCACATCCACTGGTGGTGGCGGCGGTGGAAGCTTTAATGGCGTTTCTGGTACTGCTGGCGGGTCTGGTGGTGGCGGCGCTTCTGATGGCGGTAACGCTGGTGCGGGAACATCAGGGCAAGGTTTTGCTGGTGGTCAAGGCGGGTCGCTGGGAACTGTCAATGTTGGCGGCGGCGGCGGAGGCGCAGGTTCTGTTGGAACTGTCGGAAAAGGCAGTGGTGGCCCACCGGGAAATGGCGGCACAGGTATGTGTTCTAGCATTACTGGCGCACGAGTTTTCTATGCTGGCGGTGGTGGAGGCGGCGGTACTACTAGTATCAACGGTGGATTTGCCGCCGCAGGGGGTGGTAGAGGTGGTAACGATCTTCAGGGTTATGGGGTTAATGGGACTGCAAACACTGGCGGTGGAGGTGGCGGCGCTTCTGCTGGTGGTTCAGGTTTTGGTGGCACAGGCGGCTCTGGCATCGTAATCGTTCGTTACCCACAACTTAATTCAGCCCCAGCGCTAGTGACAGGTTCACCCCAAGTAAACTACGCAGACGGTTATCAAATTTACACTTGGACTTCTTCTGGTTCAATCATTTTTTAAGGAGCAACTATGAGCCATTTCGCAAAAGTAGAAAACGGTGTAGTGACGCAAGTCATCGTCATCGAGCAAGACGTTTTAAACCTTGGTCACTGGGGCGACCCAGCATCTTGGATTCAGACCTCATACAACACCCAAGGCGGTGTTCACACTCAAGGCGGTACACCACTGCGTAAAAACTATGCAGGTATTGGTTTTACCTATGATGCACAACGCGATGCGTTTATTCCACCTAAGCCTTATGCGTCTTGGTTGTTAAATGAAAGCACTTGTCAGTGGGGCGCACCTACAGCTATGCCTGTTGTAGAAGGTAAACGCTTTACATGGGACGAACCCACAACTTCTTGGGTTGAAGTTACTACAGCTTAATCGGAGCAAGAGATGCCAACATACAGCGGAATGTGGACACTGAGTCAAGTCAGTCAGGCGGTCAAAAACCTGAATTGGACGGGCGTTCCTCCGTCTGTTGTTGAGTATTTGGTTGTTGCTGGAGGTGCAGGGGGTGGCGCTAACGGTGGTGGTGGTGGCGGGGCTGGTGGTTTACTTGCTGGATACGCGGGTATTACGCTGGGCGCTTCTTATTTTGTAACTGTTGGCGGTGGCGGTGCTGGCGGAACTAGCACTGCTAATGGAACGGTAGGACAAAACTCTGTTTTTGACTCTACAACATCTGGCGCATTTACAGGACGTATTGTTGCCTCTGGTGGAGGCGGTGGCGGCGGTGCTTCATCTGGTGCTGGTGGAGGAACTTCTGGAGGTTCTGGTGGTGGTGGCTCCCAATACTGGACGACTGCCATAGGTGCTTCTGGCATAAGTGGACAAGGTAATGCTGGCGGTAATGGTGATTTATCAACATCTGGTGTTACAGGTGGTGGCGGCGGTGGTGGCGCTGGAACTATTGGATTGAAATTTGTCTCATCTTCGGCGGGTAATGGCGGCGCTGGTATTGCTAGTGCAATTTCTGGGGCAGTGACTGCTTACGCGGGTGGCGGCGGTGCTGGCGCAGGTGGCGCGGCTGTAATTGGCGCAGGTGGTGTAGGTGGTGGTGGTATTGGCGGCGGCGGTAGCGGCGCTACTTCACCGACCGCTGGAACTGCAAACACAGGTGGTGGTGGCGGCGGCGCCTCTCATAGTTCGGGTACTGGAGCGGCAGGCGGTTCAGGCGTTGTCATTCTCCGCTACCCCGGCTCAATTCAATATTTCACTGGTGGCACAGTAACCTATGCCGCTGGTAATGTCGTTCATACGTTTACATCTTCAGGCACATTGGCTCCAACAACAGCCACTGACTTACTTCCAAGTAATACAGTTATTTTCTTCTCGTCCAACACATGGACTGCTCCTGCTGGCGCAACTCAAGTTCAATACTTAGTTGTTGCTGGTGGCGGTGGCGGTGGTCAAGGTCAAACTGGTGTTAGTAATAGTACGGGCGGTGGTGGCGCTGGCGGATTCCGTACTGCCACGGGTCTTTCTGTTACCGCAGGTACAACCTACACAGTTACTGTTGGCGCTGGAGGAAATGGTGGTTTTGGCGGTAGCGGGTCTAATTCTGCCAATGGTAGCGATTCCGTATTTAGTTCTATAACTTCTACTGGTGGTGGTAAAGGTCAAGGCGGTAATACTGGCACTCTTGCGGGTTCAGGCGGTTCAGGTGGTGGTGCTGGGGGTTCTACAACTATCGGTTCTGGTAATACGCCTAGCACTTCTCCAGCACAGGGCTTTAATGGAGGAACATCAAACCCATCAGGAAACGCTGGTGGTGGTGGTGGGGGCGCAGGCGCACTTGGTAACGCAGGAACTGGTGGGGCGGCGGGTGCTGGCGGTGCTGGTTCAGCCTCTTCAATTACAGGAACATCTGTAACTTATGCTGGCGGAGGTGGCGGTGGAAAAGGTGATTCCACCGCAGGTGCAGGCGGTTCTGGCGGTGGTGGTGCTGGCGGTCTTTTGGTGGGAACGTCTGGAACCACTAACACGGGCGGTGGAGGTGGCGGCGCTCAAGTTGACGGTATTGCTGGTAACGGCGGCTCTGGTATCGTAATCATCAAGTGGAGCTAACCAATGTATGCGCTGGCTCCTTCTGCTACTGCTGTTGGGGCTAGTTGGTGCCGTAGCCAAGAATGGCTGTTACGTGCGCGAGTTCTATGGGATTGGCTACACCATTCACAACCCGTCCGAGCGCCATCAACAAATGATTGCGTGGCTCAAGAACAATGCGCCATACTGCAAAGCCAGCGACTACGTGGTTATGTGGAACAATTTGTCAGAATGGGCAGGCACAGCCGACTCGGCGGAAGCTAGAGCATTGATTATTCATGGATACAAAGAGGCACAAGAGCGTGAAAAGAAATGATCGACACAATCAAATTATTTCCGACCGTTCAGCCGTCTGGATACCCCGACAAGCATGATCTTGCCCAGAAGAAGCTGGAAAGACAGCATGAAGTTAACAAGGCAAACGAGTTAGCCAAACAGAAACAGGTGCAGTTGCAAGACATAGGGTTTGAGATTTACTGTAAGAAGACAGTTCAAGACCGGCTCCGTATGGAGATATTTCAGAACCGTAAGTTGGATATTTATGTATGACCAAGAAGCCGATAGTCAGACCCAAAAAGCCAGCAATGGAGACCAAGGACAAACTAACCCTGTGGGTCACGCTGATGGTCAGCTTCACCCTGTGCATCTCTGTTTTGGCTATGGTCTTCAGCTTTATGCTTGGCCTTTGGGCCAAAGAAGTGGACAACGCAGAAATCTTCAAAATGATTTCACCCGCTTTTTCTACACTTATAGGCGGCATGATTGGGTTCCTGAGTGGTATCAAACTAATGCAAAATGAAGAGAAGGACAAAAAATGTTAGACATTCTTTCTGGGGGCTTGCTAGGCTCCATCTTTGGCGGCTTGTTCCGCATGGCTCCTGAAGTCTTAAAGTTCTTTGACAAGAAGAACGAGCGCCAGCATGAACTCAATATGTTTGCCCGTCAGTGCGAACTGGAAACGCTGCGTGGTCAGCAAAAGTTGGCTGAGATTGGCGCACAGCGGGAAGCGGCTGTTGACGTAGGAGTTATGGATGCGTTTAACACCGCCATAGAGCAACAAGCCACAATGGTCAAAGCCGCAGGCGGTTGGGCGGCTAGTCTGTCAGCATCAGTCAGGCCAGTCGTTACGTACTGGGTGCTGTTTGTTTGGTCATTCATCCATGTTTGGTTTGCTTGGAACGCATGGGTTACTGGCGCTCCTCCTGCTGAAGTGTTCAAGATGATGATGTCACCTGACTTTTCAGCTTTGTTAGCTGGAACTATAAATTTCTGGTTCCTTGACCGCACTTTAGCCAAGCGTGGGCTATGAATTTAGAACTAGCCGCTGAACTGTGCCGCCGGTATGAAGGGTATCGGGCCAAGCCTTATCTTTGTCCGGCTGGCGTGGCTACGATTGGCTATGGTTCTACCTACTACGCAGATAAACGCAAGGTAACTTTAGAAGATGCCCCGATGGATGAACCCACGGCACGGGCGCTTTTGATGATTGAACTTGAGCATACGTACCTACCCGGAGTTTTGCGTAACTGCCCCGGCCTGATTACTGACGTTCGCAAGTGCAATGCCATCGTGGATTTTGCCTACAATTTGGGCACAGGACGCTTGCAGACTTCCACGTTAAAGAGGAAAATCAACGCCAATGATTGGGAAGGCGCAAAAGAACAACTGATGCTCTGGACTAAAGGCGGCGGCAAGGTGTTGCCGGGACTGTTAAAACGCCGCACGGCTGAGTGCGCACTGCTGGACTAAAAATGCCGTTACAAAAGATTCTGTTCAAGCCGGGTGTGAACAAAGAGAACACTCGCTACACCACGGAAGGCGGTTGGTACGAAGCCGACAAAATACGCTTTCGTCAGGGTAATCCCGAAGTTGTTGGTGGATGGGAGCCTTACTCTGCGGCTACGTACCAAGGTGTATGCCGTTCATTATGGAATTGGGTCACGCTTGGTGGCAATAATCTGATCGGCGTTGGTACAAACCTCAAGTTCTACATCAACCAAGGCGGGTTGTATAACGACATCACGCCTATCCGCGCATCCAGTACAATTAACAACAACCCGTTTGTAGCTACAAATGGCTCCGCC